CCACGACCTATTAAACATCTTATACCATCGTATTGTGTGCATAGTGTTATGATCCAAGCACAACCTAAGTAACTTTTACCACCACCAGCAGCACCACCATATAGTACTTCTGTTGTAGTGCTATCTGTTAAGTACTCTATTGCTGACCATTGTTTACTCGTTAGTTTCGCTTTCATCGTCTTTCATTAGAGTTATTGTTATAGGTTTAAACTCACCACTAACATCTAACTCTTGTTTCTCTACATACCCTCTTTTTTTACCTTTAGTCTTTAGGTAAAATATAGTAGCTTGTGTACCACCTTTCTTAATCTGTTTGTGTAAATGACTTTCAGCAAAATCTATTGCCACATCATCAATACTTTTAACTGCTTGTTTATAGGCATCATCTTTTTCTAACCATAAGTAGTGTGTAGTTCTATCTATACCTACTAGCTTACAAGCAGATGTTACTACTCCTAATGTTTTCTCTAATGCTTCTAACATTGCTAACTTTCCTTTTTCTGTTCTATCTTGCATAAGTGTTGAATTTCGTTGATTACTTACCACATAAAGCACATACTATTTTGTCCTTTGGTTGTGGTTCATCTTCTTCATCAAAGCTATTAATAATATCATCTTCATTTTGCCATACATCTAAACCCCAATCTTCTAACTCTACACTATCCCATTCATTAGCTAGTATATCCCAATCCCAATCGCCAAAGCCTAAGTTATCTTTTATTATAAACTCTTGCTTTTGTTTCTCTGTTAGTTTGTCGGCTCTTATTATGTTTACTTCTGTATGTCCTAAATCTACTAATGCTTTATATCGCATATTACCACCGAGTATGTAACCCTCATTATCTACTACAATAGGTCTTAACTCCAGCATTTCAGGAAAGTCTAGTATAGACTGCTTTAGCTTTTCAAACTTAGCAGTATTAACAAGTCTAGGGTTAATAGGGTTATTGCGTATGCTATTAATAGGTACTCGTTCCATTAGGGTATAATTTATTAAATTTTTCTAGCATTTCATTTGTATTATCTTTTTTTAAATGCTTTTGTCTTTTAAGTTCAAAGTTAAGGTGATCTATCGCCTTTTGTATGTCTTTAGATATATCGTTATCTTCTTTTTTACCACATCGCATTAAGTAGGCTAGTGCTACACCTAAATTATAGTTATCTCCACAAAAATCTTCAATGACTTCGTGTGCTTCCATTTTGTAATACGTTCCTTTATAATATTTTGGTGTATTCATAAGTCATATTTATTTACTAAGTTTTTAATACCTTGATATACTGAATTTAAGCAGCTATTACAATTACTTGTTGTTCTATACCTAGTTTTATATATTTCATTATACAGATTTATTAAGTCTGCTTTTGCTTCTTTGTTAGGTGCTTGACCTTTTTTACATAAAGACCATACGTCTTTTATTCTTTGTTTTTGTGTTTCTGTAATATCTACCATTTATCTTTAGGGCATTTTTCTGTTTTCCAGGCTGCTTTAGTTTCAACAGGACAACCACATATACTACATTCTACGTCAGGTGTTAAATGTGGACAACGTGAACAAATATACGCTCTATCATAATATGTAGTAGTATCTACATTCTCAAAACCATTCAAAACTCTTTTACTGACTGCTTTCAAATAGTTATAGGTCTTTACCATTAAGTGTGGTGTGTCCATTTTCTTTTTTACCATATCTATACAATTTAATTATACCTATTGGTGCGTGTTCATCAGACAGTACAATATCAACATCATCAAATGTCATTTCATCTAAGTTTATTATGTACTCTAATCGTTCTTGTTCATCATAACATTCTATAATACTTAAACCATACCCAACTAATCTTTGTAAATCATCATAAATCATTACGTTTTTCTTTTAATCTTTTCTTTATATATTCTTTGACCTTTTTAATAGTGATGTATATATTCATTCTACTTATCTTAGTTTTTTTGCTAAGACTAGAGTAAGTATATTTTTTGCCATCATTATTGCCAAGCACATATAACTTAAATAACTCTCTATCATACCAATACAACTCCGATAATATATCATTTATCATATCACTATCTTCTATAAAATATAAATTTTCAGGTATTAGTATGTGTACTGACTTGACAATACTATCATTAAATGTAACATCTTTATAAGGTCTATTGTATTTGTAGTAGTATTTAGATGTTTTTGAGTAGTAGTTATTTTTGCATAGCCTTATAAAATACCACTTGATTTTTTTATCTGCAATTAATTGTTTTAGTCTTTCTGTATCTTCGTATAGATACATAAATACCTCTTGCGTAACGTCATCTAAATCTTTAGCTGGTATGAAGTTAGCAGCAGTTTTCTTTAATTGTGTAAATAACTCATTATCAATCACATACGAATTATACAAAAAAGTGCATATAAGTTTTTACGTGTTGATAAATAGTTATTCACATAGGTTTTTTAATTTATCTTTGTAGGTTTCTATCAGATATTCTAAGTCTGACTTTGAGTATTTAACAGATTTATGACTAAGTGCTACAATTTCATCTACTGCATTTCTACCTAATTCAGCTACTAACTTGTTGCCATATACCCATTTTTCACCCTCACTGTATAGATTGCATTTAGGACATTGTGGTCTGCAATTATTCTCGTGCCACCTTGTGCTAGTATGCTTACGACTTTGGAAGTGTCCATTGTGCATTTCTTTTACGTGCTTAATTACACCACAAGTATAACACTCAACCATTCCACTATCATTAGCGTATGCCCATCTAATGTATTGGCTAAATACTTTGTCTAATTCTTTTTTAAGTTTTGCGTGTGTCTTTGTCTTTTTAGCCATTCTTTATTTTGTTTGTCTAATCGCCATTCAAAATATAACGTTAAAAGTAAGTATGCCGATGCTAGTATAAGTGCTATTATAGTTATTATCTTCATTTTATTTGTCTAGCTTTATTAATAGTATTAGCTAGTGCCTTTTGACCTTGCTGATGTAACTGGTACTCTGTTTGTAAGTTTAACCTACGTTTCTCTATTGCATTTTTTTTGTAATCTTTTAGCCATACACTCCAAGTTCGTACATTAATAAATACACTTGTACCATCTTCTGCTTTACGTAAACCTTTATTTATTGCAAATGATACTTCTTGCATAGTTAAATTAGAATGATAGTTGATTAGATCATTATATAAAAGTTGTGCCATACCTTTCATCTGTTCTTTGTCAGGCTTTTGCCCTAATGATGCGTATGACATACCAATTAAATCTATACACTCTAACTTTAAGTTATTTATTTCACCAGCTTTTAATCTATCGTAAATTCTCATTTTTTTTCTTTCTATAATACTTTTTACTTTTTTCTCTATCTATCATTCTTGCTCTATCTTTTTTATATTCGTACTCATAACCCATAATTAACATATATGGTGAACAAGTTACTAATACTTTTTTATTCTGTAATTTCATTTCTTATTTGTTGCCAAGTATCTATTATATTTATTTTATGACTTTTATTAAATTTACTTTCGTTTTTATTCCAAGTCTTTAGCCTACGTGCTATATCAAAAGTCTTTTGTAATTCATACCTCAACTTAGTCTTAGACTTGTTAGGCTCTGTCCAATAGTCTATAAAGGCTTCTAGCATCTCAACACTATATAGTTCTTTAAATGCAGAAACTTCCATTAAAAACTTATTAGTCACAACATCTAAATTGCGTTTCTCTTTAGACTTATCATTAAGCTGGTACGCTTTATAATTTACAACAGTAATTAAAGAATTTTTTGTATTGCTTGATATATTTATATACCCTTGACTTTTTAACTTTTGTAAACGTTTGTAAATAGTAGATGGTTTTAAATGTAGTTCTTCGCTTGCAGTTATTCTACCTGTGATAAACTCACCTACATCTACTTTTCTACCATAAACTACATTAGGTGTTGTATTAGCTTTTAGTATGCACCACACAAAAACCTTTAGTAGTTCTGCATCTGCAAAAACTCCGTTATCTAATATTTTACGATGTAGTTTAATATAGCCTTGCATTAATCTAATTGTATTTGTTCTTGCACAAAGTTATCATTAATTTCATTATACAAGTCTTTTTCTTTTAGTTGCTTTTTCCATTTGTTTTGTGCATTTACTTGCCTTTGCTTGTATTTAACACCTCTTAGACTTTCATTAACTTCTTGAAATTTTGCCCTATGTCTTTTAATAGAAACAGGACTACTCAACTGATCTTTGGCTACCATACTTAATAATTCAGTAGCAGTCATAGTATCAAGGTTAATACCTTTAGATTTGATTTCTTCATTCCATATATTAGCAGTTAGCTTATTGTCGCTATCTCTTAATGCTGGGTACTTTGTAATCATTTTTAATACTAAGTCTTTAGTTTTCATCTAATAAGTATTTGCGAATTTGTATTAAGTCTGCAATAGCAGTATCTACTTCATCTAATGCTTGCAATTCGTTAATAGTTTTTAATCTTTTAGTTTGTGACATATATTCATCAAAAACCTTATTAAATACATCTACATATACAGGGTGCATACGTGGATCTTGTATGTATGATTTATGCAGTTTTAAATAATGATAATAATTAGTTCTATGCTTACAGAAATGTTTAGCAAGTTGTGATGGTTTCATACCACATTCCATAAGAATATTGCATATTA